CATTAGAAGATTATGAAAAAGACGCTCGCAAACTTTTAGATGATTTAGATAGTCAAACAAAAAAATTCGAAGGCGACTTACAAACATTAGATACTCAAAATCAAAGTCTAGCCGAAACGAAAAGATTACAAGAAAGGGCATCAACTAGAACTACCACACCATCAGTTACACCAGTAGAGCCACAGAAGCCTGCACCTACTGCCACTGCAACACCAGTAAGTCCACAGGCAGTACAACCAATGCATGTTGGTGACCACATGGGCACTTCTTTAGTAAGAAGGGCGACTTCACTCACGGCAGAAGGTGAAGTTGATAAGAGGGAAAAAAATCCCGTCACACAAATTGTTGAAAGTGATCCGGAACCAGGTCATAAGTCTTATGGACTTTTTGGTATGAATACCAAATCAAAAACGATACATGAGTTCATCAAAATGTTTCCGCAATTTGGTCTACAAGATTTACAACCAGGCACAAAAGAATTCGATGAGAGGTGGAAATCATTAGGCCAAACTAGACAAATAGAATTACAGTACGCGCAAATGCAATGGTATGCAGATAAAGTTATCAATCCTCTTCAAGCATTTTTATTGCGTTACTTTCCGGAACAAATTGCAAGAAATGAAAAAGTTTTGATTTATATGTCAGACCGAAGAGTTCAGTATGGATTTGTGAACGAAAAAGAAGCATTAAAATATGCTACTGGTGCATCATCACCTGAAGAATTGATCAGAAAAATATCTGAGTTCGACAGAAGGCCAGAAAATATACGAAATGCATTTTCAACCGCAATTAGTAATAGTAGAAATCCTGAGGGTTTTATTCAGGGATTAATTAACAGAGTTGATTTGAGAGAAAGAAAAAGTTTAAATCCTGAAAGCATTAATATGCTTGGCAGCATAGTGAACGAAAGATCGATTCAACTTTCTGGTCTCATTGATCAAATTCAGGTTGGTGCACCATCGGGCAATATTTTAATTAATAATAATAATGTCGTATCACAGAAAAGAATAGCAATGACATCAGACCCAATGCATAATGCTCATCCTTTAGTAGGTTAAAAAATGGACTATCAAACGGCAAAAGATATCAGAGGCAGAAGTCTCACATCAATGATAACAACTAAAATGCTTGCAGGTGGTGGCGTTTTAGGATCAACCCGCTCCGCACTTTCACAGAAAATGAGAGCGAAAGCGACAGGTGTAAAAGAAAAATTTGATCCAATGAATATTGCAAGGTTCATGACAGGCGGCAGTAGATTTGCGACTGTTGGTATTGGTAGACTGACAGGAAGATCACAGAGAGACATTGAATATTTTGCTGGCGCACCAAAAAGAAGAACATATTCTAAGGTCGATAAGACTCCTCCTCCATCTTTAAATGCATCATCGGGTGATGTTTTGAATCAAATGTTTGATTTCTTCAAAAGAATGGATGAAAGAGATGTCAAACGATATGAAACTGAGAGGGCGTTTAGAGAAGAAAAAGAAATAGAATCGGAGAGAAGACACAAAGAGTTTATTTCTGTTCTGAAAAACTTTTTAGACACTGACGGTGCAGTGAAAGAGATAAAGAAAGAAGAAGAACAGAAGGGAGATGGACTTTTCACGAAACTTGGTTCTATACTATCGACAATGTTTAGCACATTTAAAGATTTAGTATCTTCAATTTCTAGTTTGCTAAAAGGTTTACTAAAACCCATTATGTTGGCTATTAGAGGAGCATTGAGTCTGTTGTTTAGAGGACTTATGTCACTTTCTAAATCTTTATTTGGGCTTTTACTGAAATCATTAGGCTGGATCACTAACACTCTCTTTCCATTTTTGACCAGATTGTTGCCTTTGCTTGGTAAAATAGGTTTAGTTATTGGCATACCTTTGGCACTAATTTATGCAGGAAGAAAAGCATTAGAGTATATTGCCAGAAATATGACAGATTTTTCTAAATTGACACCACAAGAAGCAAGGAATGTTCTTGAAAACGGTAGTCAACGAGATATTGAAAAACAAGGTGGATATGAAAAATTAGTCGAGATTGCTAGTAGAGATGCATTGTATATGACTGGTGATGAACAAGGATATAGACCACCAACGAGAGAAGAAATTGCAGGTAGGGTTCCCGAAAGAGTTCCACCACTTAGTCAATTCACAAGAGAAAAAACAGGCGCAAAAAGGGCAGCCGCGGAGAGAGATTGGTTTGCAAATTATGGCGAAACACACGACCCTCAAACCGGTCTGAGAAAAGATTTAGTAGACTTCGTTGGTCCACTTAAAACAGACTCGAAAACTGGTCGTTTAATGTCTGAATTGTCAATGTCACCTGAAGACAGAGAAAATATATCTGCAATGACAAGATCACCTGAAGAAAGTGTAACACCGTATTTGAAACCTGAACCTTCTGTATCAACTGACTTAGGTGATTTGTTACTGCAACATTCAGCAGACTTAGCGAGAGAAAGAGCATTTAAAACCGGTGGTGCTTCTTCATCTCCTATGATGTCACCTTTCATAAACAGGTCGAATAATGTTCCTTTACCTGATGCGCCTGATCCCAAAGCGGCTGATACACGAAACAGAACCAGAATCTTTCAAAAAACAATCGAGAAGAATCTATCACCAATATAAAAAAAGGGGCTTTCGCCCCTTTTGTTTTACTCTTCTTCAGCCAATTTACTAAAGTACGCCAAGTCATCGTCATCATCAGAAGTGTCTGATGTAACAGGTGCTGGTTTCCGAGCAGCAGGAGTAGGTGCTTTTGCACTTTCAACAGTAGTCTTCGGTGCAACAGTACCGTCTACGCCAAGAACTTTATCAAGTTTGGCTTTCAATTCATCGTAAGACTTGAAATTGTCTGGGCTGAGGAATTCTTTGAGAGAATGCTCAGATTTCCAGATTGCTTCAAGTTTATCATCATCAAAATCGCCAAGAACAGAAGCAGATTCAAACTCCGATTTGTCATAGTTCTGATATCCTTCTACTTTACGGATTTTGAGTTTGAAATTAGCACCACTCCACATATCAAAAGGATTGATAGCTTTTTCATCTTCAAACTGTGGATTCATTGCCTCATTAATCTTGTCGAAGATTTTCTTTCCGTATTTGTACAGAAATACTTTTCCTTCGTTTTCGGGATTTTTCGGATCTTCCACAACGTAGATGTTAGAGATATAAGAAAGGCGGCGTTTTTGCTTACGAGCGATTTCTTTGTTTGCTTCAATTCCAGAATTCCAAAGTTGCGAATTATACTCAGAGACAGGATCTTTTTGACCAAGAGTAGTCAGTGAATTCTCGATGTACCAGCCACCGGGACCCTGAAAGCCGTGATTGAAGATTTTAACCCAAGGAAGACCATCATCTCCGTCAACAGAGGGCTGAGGTAGAAAACGAATAACAGCATAGCCGTTACCTGCTTTATCTACTTCAGGTTTCCAGAAATTGTCTTCTTTGGAGGGTGCTTCTGAAGAATTGAGTTGTTCAATAGCTTTTGCAAGCTTTTCCAGATTACCCGAGGAGCGTTTGAGATTTGCGAATGATGACATCGTATTTTCCTTTATATAAGCGTTGTATGTGTTGTATTGCGATTTGTCCAAAATATCATTATATACGATTATTTAGTTCAAATCAAGGTGCTGCTTCAGCATTTCAATGGTAGACAAGGCATCCGTGTGAAGAATGCCGATACCACCTGCTGCATTCCACTGTTCGATAACAATTGGTGTATCATCGATCAGAATAGAATTCGGTGTTGCATGTTCTTGCTTCAGTTGCTTTCCTGGCACAAAAATTTTGGGCCAAGTAATTCCAACTTTTGCTAGCCATTGCATCTTCTGCATAGCAACTGCAAAATTAGTTTCCGGTCGAGCCGTTGAGGATAAAATACATTTTTCTACCGGGACAGAATTTAGAAAAGACACAAGAGTTTCAAAGTCTGTCATCTTATCAAGAGTTTCGAAATGGCCGCCATCAATTATCTTTTGAAAATTAGTTCTAAATCCAGCTTCTGTTTTATAGTCTGATGGCAATTTACCCGTCAGTTCTTTGAAACGTTTTTCGAAGTCTGCAATGACTCCATCCATATCAACATAAATTTTTGTTACGCTAGTTGACATATTTTTTCCTTAATTTTACTTTTGAATTTTGCTTTATCATAGTTTAGAAACGGCTTATATTTCTCGCATTTGGTAATGAAATCTGGAAATACGATATCATCGGTCACCTTTTTCTTCCACATCGGAAAGAAATTCATAATATCATTGAGAATGATTATCGTTTCCAGATTCACTTTACCTTGCAAGTATTCATTATACAGCAAAGGGTATTGCCCGTCAACCACTTTTAGCATATCTTCCGGCATTTCTACCAGATCAAAAAGGTGATTTAGATTTTGGTCAAAAATATAAGACAAAGATTGTTGTGCTTTAAGCCACTTTTTATATTCTTGATCTGCATCGTCTTGCATTAAGTCACCAACCCATATATTAGTATTGATGAGAAAATTAGAGATATAGAAACCAAAAAGTTCTTCACGTTTGTATTTTCGAGACAGTTTATAAAAAGAATATTTGTCCTTTCTTAACATAAACTGATCTTTGTTTACATTTGTCTTGCCATTATATTTTATAAAATCATATTTACCAGAAAAATGTAATTTCAATCCATGATATAGTGTAAAAGCTTCATATCCGCCAGCTTCATTCATATTGGTAGCTTATTAACCTTCTTGATCAAATTTAAAGACTGTGCTTCATCCGAAATTTTGGATTTAATCACTGCTGTTAAAAGTGTGGCTGCGAGTTCAATCTCAAAGCCAGTTTGCTCACAATGATAAACGATTGCATCAATGTATGTGAGATTTTTTTCTTCAACGATACCCTGTATCAGAGAAGAAAAGTTTTTCTGTTCTTCTTTTGTAGCCATATTATTTAAAGAGAATAAGGGCCATGAACACAGCATTTACCATAAAGCCAATGCCAATCGTCAGTACAACGACCGTGTCTTTAAGAATTGCTGCACGAACAAAGAATGTAATCAGAGCTGCCCACATAAACAGAACAAGATCAATTGGCGGCATCTTATCTGTTACGCCAGCCATGACAGCCAGAAAGGTTGGAATGACTGCTGCAAGAAGTAAAACTAGCCCGACCCAACCGATTGATTCGGCTGTACTTGGTTTTAGTTTGTTATTGAAAAAGTCTCTCATATAATCTTTTGTATTTGAGAAACGCTCAAGCCAGTTAGCCTTTGTAGAAGATGTGTTTTCCAATTTTGGCGACTCGCTGTCTTTTCCATCCTGGGTTGATGTAGTCTGCATGATAGTATAATGTATCCTCTTTGATGATGTCAAGTTTGAAGCCTTCGAGAAGTACCTTTTTAGCCACAGCCTCGGATTCTTTATAGGTTGCTGCATGAATAGGTCTCACTTTTGCTTTTGAATCACAATACCAGCTAAATTGACAAATAAGATTATTATATACGAGATTTCTTTCGTATACAACTGCACATATATCTTTTGGAAATTTACCTGATTTTGTTCTGTTGATTGTAACTTGTGCTACTGCTACTTTTCCTTCAAAAGGTTCTGTTCCTGCTTCATAATATATGTTTTTCGTTAGACAGTCAAGTTCTTTTTCACGTTGAGACATTGTTATAAATGGAGGATGTTGCTTATTACTCTCTTTGACTTCTTCAAATTTGTGGTCTATTAAATAATGAAAATGCTGTGTGAAAAAGTAGCCAAGAATGCCTATGAAAACAAGTTTCATAAACTGCATTATGGTTCTCCTTTGAAATTGGTGGGTTATTCTGTTACGAGGAAACCCACCGAAACCCTAGGCTGTGTTTAAGCAGCCAATGCGAACTGTTCGTCGTTTGCGTTTACGTTTTTGCTTCTTCGGCCGGGAGGTCCCAACCCTAACGGCTTTCACCTTGCCGGATCGTCCATCTTTCTACTTATTGCCCTGTCGAAACCAGGTCAGGCCCATCAGAAACGCATCGGTTGGTGTAGCAGCCAACACCGGGATCCCTACTGTAGCGGTTGATGCGTTTTTGGTGGACCTGGGCGGAATCGAACCGCCGTCCAGAACACCTTTCGATTAACTTCATACGATCATAAGTTTTATTTATTACCACCACCCTTTAGAATCGGCTCTTACATAGAAACAATGACCAACCATTTCTCTGCCCTTTTGTTCATATTCAATCTTTTTAGATATCAATGCTTTCTGGCAGTCTTGTTTGGTTTCAAATTTAGCGATTCTGGAATGTTCAGGATTACTGCCTAGTAGTGTGATGGATAAAATCCAAACCCACATATTAGGATTTGTTTTTGGCTTCCAATTCTCTCAAATCCATAGCAACGTCGGCAACACCATGCCAATCTTCTAGTGCAATCATAACCTGCATGTATTCTAGAAGGATTCTTTTTTGAACTTCAAAACTTGTATAATCGTCCATATACTTCATTATACTATATCCTTATAACTTGTCAAGTGTTTTACCAACTAAATTTTGGATATTTTTCTTTTACTGCCAGACAGTCATCGAGATATTTTTCTTTTTGAGCATCATCACCTTTTACGATTGCATCCAAATAATCTGCCATTGGTGGATAGGATTCTGCTCTGAGTGTGTCAATAACACGATGAATAATTTCTTCCGTAATTGTTAAACCCCAACTTTGACGGAAGATAAAATCATACCCTTCTGGCACAGAATTTAGTTTAGTGAATTCTTTGATAACTTGATTTGAAAGTAGAAGATAGCCAGAAGAATCTGGTCTTTGACCGATCATAATCGTTTGGAGATTGGAATATTTTGGTGGCGTTTCAGGCTCACCGGGACGCTCTGGTGTACCTAAAACGGTTGATAAATCTTTTGCTTCTACTGAACAAAGGTAAAACATTATTTTTCCTCCAAAAGCCCTACTTTAACTTGGTTGTTTTCTAGTTGCACAGTTGATGGTGCAGGTCGTAATTCAATACGAAGTGGATCGACATTACCTTCAAGTAACATTGCTTCTTCTGGAATTAATCCAACTTGTTTTAAAGCTGCAAATGTATAAGGGTTTGACATTGCGTTTTTTAATTTTGCCGGCGAAGGTCTTCCGTTTGCAATAATTTCGGCTTGTATTTCTTTACCAATCATAACAGTGAATTCGTTCGCTGCGTTCGCTTCAAACATTTCTTCATCCGTATATGGTGTTTCATCAGAATGTTTTAATCGTGTTGGTTCTGCTAAAACAAAAAGTTCATCTAAAAGTTTTTCGAGAATTTTAATTTCTTGTTTATTTAATTCGAAATTTTGTCTTTGGTCTTCCTGAACTGATTCGATTTCAATAATTTCTGCTTGTAAGTTTAAAATTAAATGTGGAAGTCCATTATTATTTTTTAAATGCTCTAGTTCTGCTAGTTTCGCTTGATATTTTAGATCCGCAACTTGCTCAAGTGCTGCCGCCCGTTTGCGGCCGACTAAAAAGTTTTGAAGATGTTTAATTTTTTCCCATACTGTATCACCCATAACTTGATAACGATAATTAAACTCAGAATTCAACTTTGCTGCCATTTTTCAAACTCCTTCAATTATGAACATTTATTTATTAACCAAAAACCGCTGCGGCTAAAGAGTTTCTGGCAGTTCCTGCTCCCGTTGTATCAGAAGAAACGACACCAGTATTGGATACGAGATTCGTCAAAGTTGTATTTGAACCTGATGTTAATTGTCCGTATCCAAATATAGCTTTATCACCTCCGTATGTTGATGCAGCCAAATAAGAACGTGCGGTGCCTACGCCAGTTGTATCTGTTGCAACAACACCAGCATTTGATACCAGATTAGTTGTAGAAACACTTGCTGCTGAACCTCCTGTTGTGGTTCCGTATCCAAATATGGCTTTATCTCCACCATATCCTGCCGCTGCCAAATACTTACGCGCAGTACCCACACCAGTCGTATCAGTTGCAACAACACCAGCATTCGAAACTAAATTAGTTATACTAGTAATAGCTGTTGAATCCCCATAACCAAATATGGCTTTATCACCACCATATATTGCTGCTGCTAAACCGTGTCTTGCACTACCTACACCAGTCGTATCAGTTGCAACAACACCAATGTTCGATACTAGATTAGATACTGATTGGTTTGTTGAAGTAATTCCGTAGCCAAATATTGCTTTATCGAAGCCATAACCTGCCGCAGCAAGATAATATCTTGCAGTTCCTACACCACCTGTATCTGTAGCAACGACACCTAAATTTGAAACTAAATTTGTCTCAGCTCTATTACTTGAAGTGAATCTGCCATAACCAAATATAGCTCTATCACCGCCATATCCTGCTGCTGCTAATCCATAGCGATTTAAACCAACACCAGTCTGGTCTGTAGATGCAACACCTGTGCTAGAGATAATATTTGTTATATTTTGAGAACCTACTGTAATTCCATAACCAAATATGGCCATTTCAGAAATGAGCGCAGAGGTTCTCACTGTACCATCATTAAACTGTAATCCAGACGTAATTAATACTGTGGGCATTTGTTTTACCTTTTATCCACTAAAAGATGATGCGGCTAAACTACTTCTAGCTGTCCCAACACCAGTTGTGTCAGTTGCAACAACGCCAGCATTAGATACAAGATTGGTAACTGATGTGTCGGAACCGGTTGTACCGTATCCAAATATAGCTTTATCTCCTCCATATCCTGCCGCTGCAAGATATTGTCTAGCTGTACCAACACCAGTTGTGTCAGTTGCAACGACGCCCGCATTAGATACAAGATTTGTCATAGATACGTTAGATGTTGTTCGCCCATAACCAAATATAGCTTTATCACTACCATAACCTGCTGCCGCTAAACTATATCGAGCAGTACCGACACCAGTAGTATCAGTTGCAACGACGCCCGCATTAGATACAAGATTTGTCATAGAAACACTTACTGATGTAAAGCCATATCCAAATATAGCCTTATCGCCACCATACCCTGCTGCGGCTAGAAGATATCTAGAAGTTCCTATTCCAGTAATATCTGTTGCAACAACACCTGTATTAGATACCAGATTTGTAACAGATGTGCCTGGGAAACCGTATCCAAATATCGCTTTATCGCCACCATACCCGGCTGCTGCTAATCCATACCTAGCTGTACCTACACCAGTCGTATCAGTTGCAACAACACCTGTATTTGATACAAGATTTGTAACTGACAAATTGCCACCAGAATTAGAACCGTATCCAAATATCGCTTTATCGCCACCATACACTGCTGCCGCTAAATCATATCTGGCAGTTCCTACTCCAGTTGTATTTGTATCAACTAAACCAAGATTATTAACAAGATTTGTAATTGAAACTTGACTAAAAGAAGCAGAACCATATCCAAATATTGCTCTAATGCCTGTTCTAGCAGTAGTTATTTCTGTTGTATCATTAAAAGCAAAACTTAAATTTTTTAGTATCGTGGGCATTTTTTTATCTTTTTATGAAAAATAACTTGCTGCCGCTAGACCGTCTCTAGCCGTTCCAACACCAGTAGTGTCTGTCGCAACAACACCTGTATTTGATACAAGATTGGTCATCGAAGCTGATGTATTTGTAAACCCATATCCAAATATGGCCTTATCTCCGCCATATCCTGCTGCCGCTAAAAAATAACGAGAACTGCCCACACCAGTCGTATCTGTTGCAACAACACCTAAATTTGATACAAGATTGGTTGTAGAAACTCTCCCACCTGAGGAACCGAAAGCACCTGATGTGGTTCCGTATCCAAATATGGCTTTATCGCCACCATATCCTGCTGCTGCTAAAGCATCTCTAGCCGTTCCAACACCAGTAGTGTCTGTCGCAACAACACCGGCATTTGATACAAGATTTGTCATTGAAACACGAGTTGTTGTATAGCCATATCCAAATATGGCTTTATCGCCACCATATCCTGCGGCCGCTAGACTGTACCTGGCCGTTCCAACTCCAGTCGTATCTGTTGCAACGACGCCAATGTTTGAGACTAAATTAGTCATTGAAACTTCTAATGTTGTATAACCGTATCCGAATATAGCCTTATCACCACCATAGCCTGCTGCTGCCAGATATGTTCGAGACGTTCCAACACCAGTTGTATCGGTTGCAACAACACCAGTAAAAGAAACAAGATTAGTTACAGAAGATACACCACCACTCGATGTTCCATATCCAAATATAGCCTTATCGCCTCCATACCCTGCTGCCGCCAAATAATTTCTTGCTGTACCTACTCCTGTTACATCTGTACCAACTAAACCAATATTATTAACAAGATTAGTAATAGAAACCCGAACACTAGAAGCATTAAGACCATATCCAAATATGGCCCTCACTTGACTTTTCAAGGAAGATTGAAAGGTGGTATCGGAATACAATACGCCTGTTGTATTTGAAGTAGCTGGCATGAATTTTTTAAATTATGTGAATGTATTATACATATTTATGTTCTAATTTTATGGTAATAATCAATGTATTCAGCAAGAGTTGATACATGGTCTTCCGTTTTTTCTTCGAAAACCTGAAAAACGCCTTCATCGACTGCAATTAGTACCACAATTTGATTGATGGGAACACCAATCAATTCTTCATACATCATTGCATATGCAGTGCATTGTGCAAAATAGTTCTGGATGTGTTCTTTTTGTTTTATTTTTTGTGAGGTCTTGAAATCAATTACAGAAAGTTTACCTTTCCATTCTGCAATACAGTCTACGCGCCCAGCAAGCCCCAGTTTTTCAGACCAAAGCGCATCTTCCATGTAATGAATATTATTAATATTCTTTAACTCTCGTGCTATCTTGCGGAACATGTAGACGCCATCAGGCATTTGGTCGTTCCAATCTATGGTTTCATTAAGTAGGTATTTCTCAACTAAGTCGTGCATTTTCGTACCACGCCCAGCCGCAAACCTTGAGATCCGGTTGGCTTCTTCCTCACCAACCCTCTTTCTCCATTCCATGATGCCTTGTTTACCTTTTGCACCGATTACGGTCGTGACAGATGGTAAAACCATACCACTTGGTGTAGTGTAATATCTTTTACCGTCATCAAGAGTTTTTGATTGAAGTTTTGGTAGAGGTTTGGGTGGGCAGTGGGTGAACATTATAGTTTTAGTTTCTCTTTCACGATTAAATAATTTTTCACAAATCCGCTTCGCACAATATCTTCCAATTTAAATTGAATATGCGAAGTGTTTTCAAGTTTCTCTAAAATTGTCAATGCATCATGAAAACCAGATTTCTCTTTTTTAATATTGAGGTCGTTTTGATTGCAATCGCCACATAAAAAGAACCGACAATTTTCACCGACACGGGTTAGCACAGAATCAATTTCATGAAATGTTGCCGATTGAAATTCATCAAATACGAGAATGCAATTTCTAAATGTCAAACCACGGAGAAAACTTGTTGTTTGAAATTGTATAATCTCTTTGTTCAACAGAAAGTGCCATGCATCACCACGCCCGATCAATTCATTGACAATGTTCATGTATGGTTCTTGATAGATTTTAGATTTTTCTTCCAATGTACCGGGAACAAAACCTAAATCTCTTGAAGGTACGGCCGAACGAATGATTATGATTCTATCATAGTATGAATTAGGTTCAAGTAAATCTTTTAGTGAAAGATAGAGTGCAAGAAAAGATTTACCTGTACCTGCTGAACCTGATAGAACTATGTTATTACCTTTTTCAAATTCCTGAAATGTTTTTCTTTGATTATCGGTAAGGGGTTCAATATTACGAAGCCCAAAATGCTGCGACTGTGCCTGTGCAGCGGCTGATTTCTTTTTTCCTGTGGCCATTAATACTCCTCATGCTGGTCACCATTCTCTTGGCATTTTAGTTTTATGGGATCGGGCCAAAACATTTCCTGGCACTTTTTCTTTAATACGCCCGATAATTTCTCGCTCAAATCTTGCATCTGGTTGTCCCATACTTGGAACACTCATACGCATACCATCACCAAAAACTGGAAGACTATCAACAGAGTGATAAGTTTCCAGGTGCGGATTCAATTGCTTGAATTCATCTAGAACTTTTACACTAAATGTGTATTCTTCTATTTCGTTTGTTTCTTTATTTAAGAATTGATATGTTGGCATTTTATTTACATGTTAAAAACGATTGACATACGAGGTTCTTCGGATAGATTTGGTGCGACTTCATGATATAACCAACCTGGCCAAATTAACAATAAACCTGGATAAGGAGTGTATTCGTAGTGTGGCATTGCATACCAATTGTTGGGATCTTTTATATGAAAAAAATAATCAAAGAAGTCCCTAAATGGTTGATTCGGATAGAAACGAATCTTTGAAGAACCTGGAGGAGTTTGAAGATAGAAAATGCCAGACAGTGTACACTGTGAATGTACATGTTTTGGATGGCTGCTACCTTTTGAGAATGAATTTAGAAAGAAGTATGGATTAAAACGAATCGGGTTGGGATCAAATCCTTGTATTTCCAAAAAGTATTTACCTTTTTCTACAATAAAATCTGTGAAAGGTTTAAATTCCGGATTCCTAGTTAAATCTAAACCTGTACCGTGTGTGGTACGCCCGTTGTAATAAAAATCTTGATTTGACGGCTGTGTATCAAAAAAGTTTTTGACGGCCGGCAGCATTCTATCTGCCCAATCGAAATGTTCTTCTCGCGCAACTACTGAAGGGAAAAAGTTATCAAGTATCATAATGTCTCGGGCAAAAATATTTTAAGTTTTTCTCGTTTAGCTTCGATTGCATTCAGTATATCATCTTCAGAAATATTTATATCCGTCTCTTTAACGAGAATATCAATAAGTGCTAAAACGTCACCAATTTCGGTAATCAGTGCTTGTTTGTTTGTAACACCATTCCAAGAATTATCAAGCCCAAAACGATAAACTTTAGAAACAGCCTGTACAACTTCTGCACATTCTTCCTGTAGGATTGCCATTACAGTATTTTTATCTCTCATACATTTACTCCATACCATTCAGGAATAGGTCGATTTTTCCAAGATGCAAGATGTGTTTTGTTGCGATTATAATAATTGCGATAAGATGCAAGAGAATCACCGGGAACTTTTGCATCATCAGGCATTGCCGGCGTAGGACCGTAAAACTCACTGCTCACGATGTTAACAGGAGGCAAATACAATGCATCAGACATACGTTTCTCTACAGCATGAATTTTGCCATACCGATAGGTATATTCTTTACACAAATAAAACCACATCTGGTATAGCCAGATATAGTTTTGGCGATTTGAACGGGTCCATACGGCTGAAGGATGATTGATATGTGAAGCCTTCATCATAACAGTGTCGTTCTCGCCTTCAAGACGCCACCGTTTGATGGAGCGCCCGTTGGTGGTCTTGTCAAGATATGGCACGCCATCAAGCAAACGGTGTGCAGTAGACATAAGTTGGGCGTATTCAATAACCATCTTCGTACAATGCTTATCGTTATGCATCTCAGCACAAATTTTAGGATCATTATGTAGATAGAAAATATTCACGGTACGATATAGCCTTTTTCTTTGAGGTTTTCAACGTTCATTTCAAAATAAGGATACAACACATGATGCGGTACTGGCAAGGTATTATTGACCATATCTTGGATATCATCCGGCCAACGGCCTTCTAATTGCCTAAGTTTCCATTTATATTCCCAAACATGCCACGATAAGATACGATATTCATGTGATCGGCTCTGTTCATATAAACGAGAAAGTTCCGGTTCTGGGCGTTTTGCTAGATGCAAGGTCGGATTCCATACTCGCCCATGTGCAAAATCATTGATGGTAGATTTATCTGGATGGTATTTGATTGCTCTCAGGTAATAATCCCCTTCACCAAAGCCATAATGAAACCTTTCATCCCACATACCAATTTTCTTCACGGCGTTTGGCGTATAAGAACATACCATATCACCGGCGTCATCAGAATAAAAATCATAATCACGATGAACTTTAATCAATTGATACAGCCAATCAAAGTTCCATACCGTATCATCTTGTGAAGTGACCACAATATCAGCATCGGGATTGTTCAGGTCTTTAAATCCATGTATCAAAGCCATGTTCCACATTCTTGCAAGCATTGCTGTTGCAAAATCTGGAGTACCACGATTGTGAATCACATTTACATGTTCATGAAAAACAGGATTAAGATTAAAGTTAGAATGGTTATTGATGATATTGACATGAACTTCTGCCAGATTCGAAATATCACGGTCATAAATTTGAAACAGACTTCGTAAGTTCTCATGGAGAGCATTCGCATCGTTCCATGTCACGATGAAAACTTTAATTTTCATTCCGGTCCAAGCCCTCTTGCCGACATAGGCTGAAACACCATTTCCATCTGGGAAGATTGTGCAGTAGGTTGTTCTTTAAGGGTTTGTACATGCTCAATTGAATCAATCCAATTGAAACCTGATGCTCTTAAAAAATCTTCAAATGCACTGAGAAGATCATCTAGCATAACACCAGTATGTTTAGTTTTAACTTCAACAGTGACATCTTCATCTTCATATTTAAAAGTGTACATATTATGCTCCAAAAGAAGGAATGTTCAGTTCAACACCTTTGTTATTTGATTTGATATTTGCTTCTTCAACTTTTTTCTTGGGAAACCTTCGTGCAAGGTCCTCGGCTGAAACAGTCTGTAGAACAAACTGTGAGAACATTGCATATTCATCGGATACTGTCATTGTTCGTGGTGAACCAGATTCAAGAGTAGAGAAATAAAGTACACAACCACCAGCAACCAAAGGAGCAATTTCCATAACGGTGTTCATGTTGATAATGACTTTACAATTTTTGGGAATAACCGAGTTAACTTCAATAAACATAATTACCTCACTAAAAAATATACGATACTGATTATACAAATAAAAAACGCCACAGTCAAGAAAAATATTTTTCTTCTGCGGCGCCTCTCGTTTTCTTGAATTATTTTTTCCAGTTCCATGAAAAGTTCATAATAAAACATAACGACACTCTAAAATAAGTTAAGAATAATCCTATTTAGTAGTACCATCCTTTTGGATATTGTTTACTGCCTCTTCTGAACTCATTTACTGCCTCGGCCCACTCAACAAGGAAAGTCCAAGTTCTTTTTAAAAACCCCATTTCGTTCTCCCTAAGGTACGTTGGTATTCGTTTTCTAACCTTTCTATGTCAGCGCACGATTGTGGTCTTTTGGACTCAATGTACTGCTGCATAGGTGAGACCTTCTTTGATTGTAAGGCCTCAATGTATCTGAACAGAAATCCTAGGTACATTATTTGGCCTTATGTTTCATCATTTGTTCAGTGGAATAAGAAAACATATCGTTGTTAAGTTTGACGATTTGTTTGACAAAATCCGTCTGAGCATCCACAAAGCCATTCATAGATTTACGAAGGGTTTCGTCGGTCACGAAAGTGGAAACAAAGTATTTTTTGCCATTTTGAACGGTATCAATAAATTGGTCGATTGCGAACATGAGTTTCTCCTATAAGTTAATGTTACTCTATTATATAGGTTTTTTATGTTGCAGACCTGTATAGGTGTGCTTATGCAGCAATTATTTTCTGCAAATATACCTTTGCGGCTACCACCGAGGTGTGTTTCTGCCCGTTGATGAAGATAGACTTAGGAGAATACACCAGGACCTCTCCAGACTTCATGGACAGGCGGTAGAAGGTTTGACCTTTCTTGTCTTTGTCTTTGCTTCGGAACGTGCCAAAATCGTTTACCAGGTCACCCCACATAAGCGTTTCGCACAGTTCTTCACAAGCCAGGGAACGAAAATAGTTTGCATTCATAATAAAAAACCTCACTGTTTGTACCATTATAGCACGAACAGTGAGGTATTGGCAAGTGTTGTTTCTATACAACAGCGTTGATGATATCTTTAAAATTATTCCATTCATTCTTGTTCAGAAAGAATTCGGAACGCGAGCGAATGGCATCTGGATGTTTCGGACCTTGATATTCTATTTCTAGAATAACATGTTTGAGGTCACGAATATCTTTCATCGTAACGAAATACCGATACTGCTGAAAGGGTTCAGAAAATTCAAAACGAATCATATAAAGCCTACCTTTCGATTAATGGGTTTTGGAGTGTTTACATTTTGTTCAAAGAAGATATCAGAGATAGTCCACTTATCACGCTTTCCTTTGAGTGTGACGCCAACTTTCTTTGCGAGAATCTCAGCCTCTTCTTGATCCAATTCACGGAAAGTAATAATATCATAGCAACGACCAGGGCGAACCAGGGCAGGATCAATGTCACGAACCGATGGTAGATTGGTCGAGAAAATAAGTTTCTTATTTCGTGTGGTGACTAGACCATCACCAACGTTTAGAAACTTATGCATCATCGTATTACCTTCTTGCCGTGACTTCAAAAACATATCGGCATCTTCAAGCACAAGGATAGCTTTGTCACCTTCGATGAAGTTTGCAAAGACATAATCCTTTTCAAGCACGTTAGTATCATACGAAACGGTTGCAGACACATTGCAATGTTGCAGAAGTCCACGAATAAACGTGGTCTTGCCTGTGCCAGGTGGACCAATCAGAAGGAGAATCGATGCATTTGAATCCATGAAGTCATCATAGTATTCACCAAGGTTCTTACCCTCAAGAAACGGATACATTTCTTCAAGAGGTACTCGGTCATGGCGAATCGGTACATCAATCGAATGCCCATCAGCACCATACACCCACTCAACATGATTCAGTACAACCTCGAAGTCCTTTTTAAACAATGTCTCATGTTCATTGATAAAAGAGGAAGAACCAACCAGTTCAATCGTCACATGAGTCGAATGAATATTGTATTCGATGAACGAAAGGTGTTCATCATTAAACAGAAATCCACGCGACTGGCTAATTTGAACTTTGCGAAGAGGAAGGGTTTTGATGTAATTTTTCCATTCTTGCAATGAAACATAGATGCCAAATGTTTCATGTAGGCATTCCATATTATTCAGTACACGCTCGTTCATCATTTTTGAAACAAGCATATCTGAGATATCGGAGGTACCTAGAAAAATATCTCTCTTTTCGTTTGCTACATTAGCCATTGAAGCCCCTTCAATAATACCGTGTTGAATTCTTTTACTTACTCTTCTTTTTCTTTTAGTTAGGCGTGTACCAATTGTTTTGGTTGTTATACGCCAAGAACGCGATTTTCGTTTCAAGCCGTCCAACTCCTTCAATATTTGTGTAAGAGATTTCACACAAATACTTCCCAGGTCTTCCAATCAACCTTGCGAATGCGTTTCAGGTCGATATTGTGCTGACGGCAATAGTTCCATGCATCAAGGTAGAAATTGAAAAGTTTATTGTCAGACACTACTGGCTCCACGTTGGCGCTTGGTGAGGTGTTGGAGAGTTGAGATTGAATCTTCGAGTCCTTGAAAGTACGCTTCTTCATACACTTCTCCTAGATGTGGTGTAATAACATGTCGGTAAATTTTTTCCATGTCTTGCCAAAGCTGTATTCGCTCCTCTTCAGTCATGCCTGCCATATATGGAAAGGAATAACCACCTGGATCTTTCTCTTTGGCTAGACCGAAGTCGTGCCTAAGAGTATAACACATACTAGAAATAATTTGTTCAGGTGTTTTCATTTTACCAAAAACTTACTCAAAACTTCTTTTGCATCTTTGTATTCATTCATCGACTCGATTTGTTTTTCAATTTTATCTTCAAGGTCGACCGTAACAAGGTTTGAAATATAGCCCTTGTCAACACGCCGAAGGTTCAAAGTAAATACTGTATCAAGGTTGAATCGATTCATATTAGGCTGCCACCGCTTCTTCAGTTTTGGGAGTAGGTTGAACAGGGGTCACAGGTGTAACGGGTGTTACATTTTTGACCTGCTTGCCAATATAACGGCCTTCTGGGCTGAATTCTTCAGGGTTCATCAGTTGATATGCCGTCACATTACGACCGTCTTTATGCACCTTGATAACACCGCCATCTTTACGAATATTGTAGATGTTGGTCGACAGGCGGTACAGAACCGATTCCTGATCCGAACCCTTGAAGCACTCTCGAATCTGGTCAGGCGAAACAGGTTTGCCCGACAGAAGGACACAAGCGATTTTTTCGTGACGATTGATTTTACCAGTATGTTTGTTCATTTCAAAGTTCCTCATCAAAGTTAAAAAAATAAAAATTCACCAGATGTATTATTATAGCATAGTTGGTTTCTGGTGGCAACCATCCACACTATTGTTGTTCCTTTGCAACACCATACAAAAGTTGCATAACATCTGCAACACAATCATCCACCGGGTCATGTTTTGTTATATGTAGACCAAAATTAAAACCAGGATAGTCTACATCCACATATCCCTTTTCGGTGTTATAGAAGATATCAATGGCTGTACGAACATCTCGCCACCGAGCGTATGGAAAGACTGGATCGATACCCAATTGCTCCTCAATGTCATCCATGACCAACTGGTCTAGATTTCCTCTTGCCCATACCCAAGACTTGTTATCGTTGAATTGTTTAGCCCATATACGAAGCATTTCATAACCATCTTCAAAAATAACATCTTGTTGGGTTGGATAAAAGGACCTCTTTTTTACATTCTCACATTGCTTGGCCCACCAATCGATTGTTGACCTAGTGGTAGACCGTTTCAGTCTAAGCATTTGATCTTCTGCATCCAATTTAACAAAGAATGCACTCGACTTTAATTCCTCAAAAGAGGGCTTTTTGGTTGGCTCGAAGTGAATTGCAGCCATCGAAAGGATGACCGAATTCGACCTCTTGCCAAGTGTTTCTACATCAAAGATAAACATTAGAATGGAATATCATCATCTTGTGGGTGTTTAACAACGTCAGGTGCTACAGTGTAAACCTGTGCCACTTTTGCATCGACTTTCGTGTACAGGTCAAGAAATGAATTCTTGGTTTCTTCATCGAAACGATTGATACAAAGTTGAACCGCTTTAGACCGATCACGGAAGATCGAATAGGTCTTAGCGATATGTACAAGGCGGCGAGTCGAGATAATCTCATCAACACCACCTTCGGTATAAGTCTTGCGAATAACATCAGCCCATTTGACCAGATTCTCGGCAAACTCATCATCGTTGAGAAGAGGTTTGAGAATCTTCAATTCTACACGTGCCTCAGGATATTCCTGTTCGACCGTGACATTGAAACGTTCCAAGAATGCATCATCAAGAATCTGTGACAGATACTTGCCCTCCTCAGAGCCACGACCTTTTGTGTTGGCCGTTGCAATGATATTGAAGCCGGCTTTTGGATAAATGTACTCGCCAGACTTTTTGTTAAAGTATGGCTTACCTTCTAGAATGCCCTGCAAACACATAAGTTTATTGGAGCCACGATCCACTTCATCGATAAGAAGAATGGCACCACGCTTCATGGCTGTAATCACAGGACCATCACGATACACCACATTACCATCGACGAGAGTAGGACCACCAATCAGGTCGGATTCATCAGTCTCGATTGAAACATTAACACGAATGCATTCACGCTTCAGGTTGGCACAAACCTGCTCGACCATCAGCGTCTTGCCGTTGCCAGAAAGTCCAGTGATAAAGACAGGAAAAAACTGATTCGACTGTACAATCGTCATCAGGTCTTTGTAAAAGCCAAAGGGAACATAGCCCTCATATTTTTCAGGAATAGCCGTATCAACATCATCATGAAGGCGTTTTTGGCGGAGCACATGAACGGTAGCCGCCATTTCAACAGTTTGTGCAACATTCATAGGTTGTTCCTTAGCCACCGGGAGCGGCACATTGTTTTCATCAGGGGAATCTGGGAGACGGTAGTTACCACGACCCATACGGAATTCTTGGCGGGTAACAAACCAGAAAGGATACGGTACACTTCGTTCTTCAACAACTTTTTGAATCTGATCACGGTTAATGACAGCATTTTGCCCAAACATATCGGTTGCTGCATTGACAAATGCTTTTGCATTCTTGTTCATCAGAGAAATCTCCATAATTTAGTGTACCGTTATATTAACATGAATCAATTTGGCTGGCAACTGTTGTTTTGGTATCTATTTTTGGTAATGTTGTATAAAAAACACATATTTACCTCGATACCACTCTGTTATCTTATATAGATAGGTATGTCCTGCCTTCAATCAACACGGTAACAAGAAGCACCACCAACACCTTGTAAAGTAACACATTCATAGTTACCTTCTCGATAAACCTTAATCTTAGGTTTAAACATCATACTCATAGAATGAATCAATAGTGCTATGACAAAAATGGCAATACCAACAATAACAACAATTTTCATTCTTCTACCGTAAAATCTTTAATCACAAAATTAATTGCTTGAACCATCTTATTTGCATGAACAACATCATCCTCATGCATCCAACCACCATTTTTATGATTTTCCAAAGATTCAATAAGTGAATCCCTATAATCTTTTAATACGCTAACGGCAATGTTATCAGCAGCATCATAATCAATTTCCAAATTAAACTTCATTTTTGTCATCCTTTATGTTAAAGTGTTGTTTAATGAGAGAAGCCGCGCCTGAGGAAGTAGTTTGAGTTTTTTCGCCTTCTTCACAGATTCGAATACATTCACGCGCAACCTTTTCAATAGTCTCATCAATCTCTACACCAGTATAGATTGCATTGTGAATATCTAGGTAACCAGCCAATTGTGCTTGTGCATATGCTTCTGGTCCAAATCCAAAAACATCGTACAAAACGTAACGATAGGTACCACCCAATTCAACTTCACCTTTATGAATACGCCGAGCAACGGCACAAAAAGCTTTTAGTTGTTCTTCTTTTGAAAGAGATTCCCAATACGCTTCTTGTTCTTCTTTAAGTATATTCATCGCAGTCATAAACGCATTTGAAGTTTCTTCAAGATCAACGAGAGCTTTTTCGATATCAGACATTTTGTATTCCTCCAACAGTAATTCGAGTCGGGCAATCCGAACGGTAGCAGACATAACCCACAACACCGCCATCTTTTCCTATGCCACATACACGACAACCTTTATAGTAATCGGTGGGCAAAGTACCCCAAGAGTTTTGTTGCATACGCTCTAGGTATTTTACTTTTTCTTCAAGTGCTTTAATTCTTTCTTCGTGATCATTCATTAGTCTCTCACACATAAGGAACGAAATTAGATCCACGCCACACTTCAATCGTATTCAGCATGGCTTTTGCTCGATCAATTGCACGTTGTTCCGCCTCTGATTTTTTCTCATCGTAGTGAGGAGTATAAGGATGGCTGATATCGTGCTTGTAGCATGAATCATACTGCCAGATAAAGAAGTTTCGGTACCACACCTGATACTCTTTCTCATGGGCGTCATAGATCACTTTGGTTTGTTTGAATATATTTTTCATTCTGAAATTCCCAAACGTTTATGAAGTTTTTTGGCAAAATGCCCTTTGAATGCAAGGTCATCAAACACGACCAGTAACACCATAATCATCAAGAAAAATAAAACAGTGAGAAGAATAGTTATTGTAGTAGTAAAGAAAGCCCAGCTCATTCTTCAATCCTTTCCTTATACTCAGTTTTAGGGCTATACGGAAAGGTCACCGGGACTCGACTCTTATAGTTGATGAAATGACTCTTACGCTTTTCACCGGTTTCTTCATCGGTATACCAGTCATACCACACAATACCCTCAGTATCGTATGCGCCAGTATTATCTTTAAAAACATGACCACATCGCTTATTCTGATATACGGGACCATCATCTCGACCGCCATATTCAGAAACATCATGCCACTCCCAATCTTCACCAGTCAACGGCGTTAGAGGCTTGAATGATGCGATCTTTTCAAATAGACTAATTGCGTATGGTGCCGATGATCCAGAGTGTCCCTCATCCGCAAAGATTTCAAGCATTTTAAGCACATTCTTACAAATCGCCTCTTGCCATTCATCATCAAAGTTATTATTCTCATCAACCCAACCAGCGGCACGGAACTCTCGCCATGCGTGACTATCATAATTACTCAATTGTATTCTCCTTGTTCATTTTTAAGTGCAGGCTTACGGCGCAGAAATCGACCTAGTTTATATAACCAAGTCCATTGCCATACATGATGAAAGCCAATAAAGATTCTAAAATACGGTACAATAAAACCAATCGTAATACTATTCGGTTCTATATTAATCTCAGCATTAAATGCGAAGTGTTCAAGAGACCAAATATGAAAAATCATCCAGTGCAGAGAAAAGTTGTTGGCATTCCATTCATCACCTTTTCGATATTCGAATCGGGGCACTAGTGGGAAAGCATCATTACACCACACCTTGTGCAGAGGATAATGCTCCCACCAATTTAAGTCTCGTTTAGGTTCTTGCCCTTCATTCATTTAAACAAACTCCCAATCACACCAAATATAATTCCAAACATAGGTATTATAAGCAATGAAAACGAAAACAGAAACATGATTGTCATAATCATGCCTATAATCTTACCAATCATTATTTGACTAACTCTTTACACATTTTAGTAAGGTCATTATAGACCATGTTTGAATTGGTTGTCAAGCACTTCTCATAGATTCGTTCATTTTCCATCTTACCACCCATCATAATTAGGCCAAATAGTAACAAAAACGAAATAAGTGCAGCAGGCAAAAACCAAAAGTTATCGTTCATTTTTATTTCCCATAACAAATCTTTTTAATATCATCGGCACTCTTTTCCATCTTCATGGCAGTCATCACACATTCATGATCTCTTTGTTCTTTATATACCATGCCTCCCATCAGTGCAAATATACCTAGTGCACCAAATACAATCAGTGCTAGTGATTCAACACTAAAAGAATCATACCTCACTTTTCTTCTCCAATAACTTATTCAATCGTTTAATCTCAGCTTTGAGCCTACGATTCTCATAATCTGCATTACCTGCTCGTTCTTGCATCTCACGCATTTGTTTAGCAAAGTCACGGTCGGCAGGAGTTAGATTTTCTTCTGGTGTAAGAACAAATTTACCTTTCTCCCAATCGAAACCGTTGAAGGCATATTTTACAGGAACCATCGGAATAGAACCAACAGTTGTATAAGGAAGTTTAACCGCAATCATTACTTCTTTATCTTCACCTTCACGCATATGTTCAACACTACGATCAATAATTGCTTTTAGTTCAGATAGTTTCATTATTTACTCCATGTAATTTTTGGATTCGCCCGTTCATATAGTTCGACCAATTGTTCCAATGTCCATACATCATCAGTTTCAAATGTTTCAAGCCATTTACTGAATCTATGCCAATCTTCATTTCGCATAGCTGGTAGATGAATCTCATCACCATACTCTGTACCATCTCTAACATCAATACGCCCAGCCGAATATGATTCAGTGATTTCTACTGTCTCTATGACTTGATCCTTGAACGTCATAAATCCTGGTTTGGTAAGCCCACGCTGTTTATACCAATCAATAGATATGGGTCCCATCCAGTTGGTGCTATAACGAATCTTCATTTCTTTTCTCCATTAGGTCCTGTAATATCATACCTAGCACCGCACTTACCACAATAGAACCAAGACCAACCAAGCCCATTGTCATGATATCTGCCGCCGCTGTGCCCTTGACCTTCTAGAATACCTTCTTCGCATTCTTTCTGAAGTGCTAACATTGCGGGATAGTAAACCGTGCGGTCGTACTCACCCATGAGTTCTTGGTTCTTCTTCACACGGGCGCGTTCAATCTCGCCACGGCGTTCCCAGATAGATTTCACGGTCTCCACTCCAGCTTAATACACTTCCACCCTTGACGCTTTGCCCAGAACAAATTGTATAGGGCTTTGGTTAGACTCTCGCCACGATACATTTCTAGCCAGTAGTAGTGAGAGCTTTCACCAGCAGACTCCCATGCCAACACTTCAAATTTATTGCCCATCACCAATGCTCCTCATCTGTAATAATCACAGAGAATTCACCGTCCACTTCTTTGTGTTCGATATTAAACTTAGCAGTTAGAACTGAACCAATACCACTATCGCTCTCTTGCACTAGTTCCACATAACCATATTCACCCGTATCATTGAACAGATTAAAAAGTTCTAAAACACGATTTAATTCACGGCGATTAAGTCTGATTGTGTTCATTATTCAACTCCGAAATGTTTTTTGATTTTATGAGCATAAAGTTTGCCCCAACCCTGCTGATCTTCCCAGTCCTCACTGCGACAAATCTCAAAGCATTCCCGAACAATCAACTCGGCGAACTTTTCATACTTCAACCAAAGCATTGGATCAAAATTATATTCTAAGCCAGACTGTTCTGCAAGTTCAATGATTCGTTCGTTCATATCATCTGTCCTGACAATTACAATCGCCTGTTCCAAAACGAGGTTCTCCGCAATAAGGACAACCAACAGTTCTATTAGGCTCTAATTGGTTTAATAAATCATAATATTCTCGTGTACCAACAGGGCCGCCATGTGTCATAGCGATTACCTGCGGGGAATATCCCTTGTTGAGAAGTTCACGAATTCGTTCGTTCATTCTTCAACTCCGAAATGTTTCTTAATTTCTTGTTCAAACACTAGAAACTGCCAAGCAGTGGCTTTGGCCGAAGTTTCTTCGTCAGCGTCTTCAGCATATTTCACAGCCCGTTCCACAATGGAATCGGATTTAGTCTTAACAAGGCTAGCACATTCCCGAACAATCAACTCGGCGAACTTCAGAATAGCCTCTCGATCATAATCGTCCATTTCGTCCCAGCATCCCTGAGCAGTAAGACCTGCTTGATACATTAAATTTTCGAATCGTTCGTTCATCGTGGATCCATCCCACCATCTGACATAATATCCGAATACTGCTCGTTGTCTTTGATCTTTAGATATTCAATAGCGCACTCCCAACCTTCTTGAAAGGTTTGCCAATGATCTTCGAGTGCATCGCTTACATATTCACCATTAGGTTTACGCCGCAGGCTATGACCTGAGGTGACACCAAAACTAGGATAGACCATGTTTTCAAATAGATCACGCATTGGATCACTCATTCTTTAACTCCGAAATGTTCTTTAAGTTCATTCACAATCTGCGGTCTGGTACAATATTCTATACTGCAATCAGACACAGTGTCAATACATTCTCTAACAATCAACTCGGCAAACTTTTGTCTATCGAATTCCCAATGTGGAGACTTAGCAGCAAACAAAGGTTCATTAGTATGAACCCAGCATTGTTCTGCTAACTGTTCGATTCGGTCGTTCATGAAAACTCCCTTGAAGAAAACGAATAACCGTCCTCGTCGTCCCAATCGTATTCGGGATTAAACCAAGTGTACCCATTCTTATCAGGCTTTCTGCCTTCGACATTGTGAATTTGGTTCTTACGCCCACGATCATTTACAAAATTTGGAGACTTTTGATTCTCAATGAATTCCACAAACCAATCATAGTCAATTCGTTCATGGTATTCATCCATGATAATCTTGTCTTTCAGAAACTCTTTCCACTGCTTCCATGAGACAAGACGCTCCGGGCGATAGCCTCGAAAAGAGAATGCCCAACCTCCAGAAGATTTACCGATATGATACTCCTCATCATACCGGTCGCAGCACTCGCAGTGGTTAGTGGCAACGTAGTAATTAGTGCCCATTATTTAACTCCAAAATGTTCTAATACAGCCCTAGCACAATCATTAATCACAGCCTCTTCAATTTGAGACCTATAATCTTTATAGTAACACGGCACTTCTAAGACCGCTTGATTACATTCCCGAACAATCAACTCGGCGAACTTGTGTATGTGATCCATGTGGTGCCCTGGATTTAATTCATCGGGAGAAGTCTTGTATTTAAAACTAAAAACTTCTAAAGCAAGTTCATGAATTCTATCATTCATCATAATTCTCCGGAAAATCAAACCATTCATAGATTTCATTCATGACGGCTCTATGAATCTCTTGTTCAATTTCTTCTTTTGTTGGGTTATCGTTATACTTAAAAGCACGATTATAGCCCAAAGAAATGCCCGTTTCAATACATTGTTCCAATAGAGGTATGAATTTAGGTTTCATTTGTTTTTCGTTTCTTTCCATGTAAGATACAATATCTTAATTATAGGGCTAAAAAGAATGTAGGTCAAATAGAAAATTATACACTGTAGCAAGTTTGCAACAGTGATTGGCTGATTCAACCATTCATTCAACCATTCATTCATGTCTGAATCCACCTGATTTCATCTTTATACCGAAGAGTCTCAGAGCCATCATATTCATGAATCATAAACTCTCGACCCTCTGGTATCCATACAATTTGAAGATCGGTAATTCCACCATAATATTCATCCTCACCGTATGTCTTTTCACAATACTTTTCGATTTCATCTCGATCAATATTATTTTCCAACATCTCCACAACCACCGGGTCAAATAACAATTCTCGAATGCCATGCCACGAATACCAACCTGCACCATAACGAGGTGAAATCAGAACCGCCACCATTCCATCACGAATAACTTTATTCATTTTATCCTCTTATTCAGAATAATACCTTTGATATCACGCCACAATACATTACTATGGCGTTTGAATTCTTTGAAATAGTATTGGCGGTAGGTCACAGGTTTAGTCATCAGAACCGTTGCAGAAGTCCGAAAAAAGATTCCACGGACCACTGTAAATAATTTCGTCAGCATAATTGCTCACCTTAACTTTATCCTTATAAACATCGTAGACATATTCCTGCCCGTGATCCTGTTTTGGGTCGACCAGATAATATGATCCTACCTGTTTCTTGAAGTATACAACCATCTGAGCCGCCAGGCAACCAAGCCCATTAGCCACCGGGACAGTTTCTTGCCCAGTGAAACCATTGACCATCTTAATACCATTAAGAAACACGGCCAATTCAGCACCGAGGCCTGATGGGTACCCGTCCCATTGTGAATAAAGACAAACAACCACCGAGTTCGACTCATCACGGATTTTAATCAATGCGCGAGTACCCATTCTTCAAGCCCCCAAAATAAAAAAGTTAAAAATGAACCATGCAATCACTACACCAAGAGCACCGGGCAATCCATCACGCTCATTGGCTTTAATTGATAGCCAAAAGAAAAGAATAAAATATACCAGTGGGTATACATTAGCCATCATCGGTTACTCAAAGCGACCGCCGAGAGCACGGCAAGAATAAGCAACACCAAGCCAATGGCTGGTGCAATATGGCCCATGCGCCAGAATACCACCGAGAACAATTTTTTAATACTCATATTTCACCCTTCAATTGCTGGTTGCACTACTGAGGAACTAAATATACCTGTCATTATAACACATTATAGGCACTTTCTATGTTCAATAACTCAAAATATACCAGAATTTATTTTAATATTATTAATTTTGCTAAACGCCGTAATTCAGATTTTTTAGGAGAAATACATCATATAATTCCTGTATCATGTGGAGGATCAAATATTGATTCAAATCTTGTTAAATTAACATATAGAGAGCATTATATTTGCCATTTACTTTTAACTAAAATGTCAACCGGAAAGGAAAAAAACTCTTTAATGTTTGCATTGTGGGCCATGTCAAATCAAAATGGTATTTATAGAATGGAGAGAAATTATAAAATAAATTCAAAAATTTATGAAAAGTTGAGAAAAGAAATTCCAATCTTATTAAAAGAAACAAACAAAGGAAGAAAATACACTAACAGAAAATCACCAACATATACAAACGAACAGAAAGAAAAAATGAAAGAGAGAATGATTGAATTAAATAAAAAAAGGGCCGGGAGAAAAATAACAGAAGAAACTAAACAAAAATTGAGAATTGCCGCATTGAAACAAAAGAAAATTTTTGGCCGAAATCACACCGAAGAAACAAAGGAAAAAATTAAAAATGCCAGAGCGAAACAGACCAATGTTAAAAATCAGTACACCAAGAATCAATCATCTCCAAAATAACCATACGATTCTTCCGTACCCCACCCAGCCGAGGCCAGAGCCGATGCATGGTCACCGTCCATGATATCATAATCTTCCATATCTTTATAACGGATCGCCAATTGAGTCTCCACGTCCATGATAATCTCCATGATATACTCAGGAGAAAAATGAATGGACGTTTCCTGAATCAGTTCCACAATCTCCTCATAGGTGTGGTCCGTCTCCAAGAGTTCCTCGATTAAAATATGAATATCCTTCATCTTACCCATTCTTATCTCCTCTTAAGTTCAGCGAAACAGGTACGTGGTGCCCTGGAATTCGACCTCGGTGTAGTCCACGCGCAGGTGGTCGGCAGTGGCTTCCCAGTCGACCTCCACGTACCAGGGAAGAGCAGGAACGTCTCCAGTGTCTTCCAGAAGCACCTGTATATATTCAGGGAAGTCCTCCATGGCGATCAATTGGACGCCATCCTGGAAGGTGCCGCCAGCGTAGCCGTCAACCTCTTCCTTGACCGCCAGAATTTCAGCCCGTTCAGCCTGAAGTTCCTTGGCCTCTTCGGCTGTCAGAATTTCAAGGTTCAGCACCAGTTCCGTCTGAATCTCTTCCAGGCGGTCCTGAAGGTCGCGGGTGTCAATTACGTCCATGTTTTGCTCCGTTTCGTTGATCGATATAGAGAGTCTACAGGTGTTGGTGAGGTTGGCAACAACCAGTCGGAGTGTTGTTTTTTTCCAACATGTTGCGCCCATACAACAGTCCTATGGGGCGCTCCAGGATCGATGGAGGTTCTGGCCCATGCTAGGACCTTCCGTCGATCCTCCAGGCGCTTGGAGGCGGTCCTAACCATTCGACACCGGATGGCGGGCGGTGAAGGTCTCCATCCACTCTAGCACTAGGTTCCTGGCTTCCCGTCGGTCTAGCCCAAAGGCGTCCTGGACATAGGGACCCGCTCCGAACATATTGATGGCTCCAGACTCGCGGAGGTTGTCCAAAAATTCAAAAACCATTTCCTTATCCATTGAAAGTTTCTCCATTGGTATTGATTGACATATAAGACACAAAAGAGGTCCAAAGGTCTTGGGCTTCAAGAGACAATTGGATAGAATCTAGGACGTTATTGTTTTCCCGTAAGATGGTGAATTGTTCACGCCACCAATTCAGGTCGCCATAGATGGTCACAAAATCTTCAGCCATTTTTAAGGTGTTGGTTTTACTGTTCATTTTTTATATACCAGACTTTTTGTGGGTTGTTTAGTAATGGGGCAAGTGTAATGCATAACATCCCGCCCTTGGATATCTTCCTCAACATTAAGAAACTCTACCTTAGTGGTGAGGTGTTCCTCACCACATTCAGGGCAAATTACAATAAATCGTTGGCTCATTCTCTTATCCTCTTATTAACCGCAGATGGTGTATTCTGCAAGGTCTTTCCACTTAGCACCAGCCGATTTCCGAATCTTGGTGACCTGAATCAGAGTCCGAAGGGACAATTCTTTCACCTTATCTTTAAGAGTATCGATAAGATTAAGAGCATCGACCTTGTGAGACTTTTCATATTCAGGCATGAAACCAGACTGGTCAAGCAGGAACCGCATGCGGTCGATTTTCTGCTCATTGGTCATAGAAACATCAACCGCCATTGACCGCGTGATAATGGCTTGGTCAAGAGCATCAGCCGGCAGATTCGAGATAAAGACCACGCGACCCTTGAATTCGAAAGCCTGCGGCAGGTCCTCATCACGGAGGTCGGCACGCCATGAGATAACGCGACGGTCATAGGAATCCAATGCTGCCTTCAGCAGGTTCAACGATACGGGATCCTTGAGTACAGAATCGCAATCGTCGAAAACAACCACGCCGTCCTTGTTTTCGTAAAGGGTACGGTACAGGCCCTTAGGCGTAGAATAACCCTTGATAACACGAAAGGACTTGGCGGTGTTGATTTTGTCGCCAATATCGAATTCATCAAGGAGAGAAACGTCGACCATGCCAGCATCGGTCAGAGCCTGCGTTACGGTGTAGGACTTGCCCAGCCCGCCAGGGCCAGACACAACCACGGACGCCTGATCGCCTTTGGCCAACATGGAGACCATGTCGCCAAGGAAACCGAACCGCTGGTTGATAGTGAAACGGGACTCTGCCGCCTTGACGGAGAGGGCTTCGGTGGCCCTGGTCAGACGGGACTTGGTACGACGGAAACCTGCTTTGGGTACGCCACGGGGCATAGTGAACTCCTGTTGTCTTGTCTTAAAGTGTTGAATCGATATAAAGAATTCTACAGGTACTGGCCGGTGTGGCAACTGTTGTATAAAAACAACAGTCTAGTTGAAGTGCTCATACCGACGGATCGGGCTGTCTTTCGTGGGGGAATTCTTATGCTCAATTTCAACCACGATACCAGCGGCTTTCACGGCCTCAAGGAATCGAGGTGCATCATAGTCCTCCTCAAGGTACACGGTCGACCCCTTCATGTAGGAGAAGCAGGTAACAGCATCATGGCTCATATACTGGTCGACCAGTTTCCGTTTCACGGCCAACCAGCCATGGCCCGGATCGGTGTAGAATTTCAGTTTCAAAAAATTTGCATTAGGTACTTTCATGGTTCAATCCTTACTGAAGGGTGGTGGTAGGAATGTCAATCACGGTGAAACCACGCTCCTCGGCTTCCATCGTAAGGAGTGCAAGTTCCCAACGGTCAAGGAGTTCCTGAGCATATTCGATATCATCATCGGACGCCTGAGAGTACCAATTCAGGAGTGCATCGTCAGAGAGGGAGCGGAGAAAATCCAGGTTTTCAGCATCACGTTCGGTGAACATTGTTTTTCCTTTTACATTAAGACAGAATCAGAGGCCACAATCTTCCAGAATATCGTAATAATCGTCCAATGCATCCTGCATTGAATCACCTTCGACCAACCATACGATATCAGCATCCGGATATGCATTGATGCATTGTTCCTCGGCGTGATCCGTATCATCAGCCCAGCATTGGAAACCGAAAGGAGAATCCAGAGGGGTCATAATTGATTCAATGCGGTACAGGACAATATAGGACTTCATGCCATTTCCATGAGGGTCTTTCATGGTTTACTCCAGAATAGTAAGGACAGGGTGGAGAGGATCCAGGCGGTCTTCGGTTTCATCGGTGCACCGCATATTGACAACACCGAACAATTCATCCGACTCCGAAAGGTGCACGGTAACCGTGGTGTCCAACATCGAAGCCGGCATATCTTGGAGAATTTCCAAAAGGTTGCGGTAGGTGAGCATTATTGCATTTCCTTTGAAGGATGTTTTGCTTTGCGGGTATACTTGGTCCGAATCGTATGCCGTTCCATCGGTTTGATGGGTGTACGGCATACCGGTTTCGGTACTGGTACTGCTATCGGTTGGAAGTGTTTCGTTTTCATCATTGTTTCACCTGTAATCAATTCTAATAGGTACCACCGAGAATGGCAACCTTTTAGGCAGCCTGTTGCATAAAAACAACAGGTACCGGGAACTTGACAAAACCGGACGTATCTTTTTTGGCTTTACCTTTGGCGTAGAGCCCGACAACCACGCCTTTTGGATCAAGAAAGCGGAGGTCTGAATCGTCACCGTTGAAAACTGGGCGACCAGCATATGCCACCGGGAGAGGTTTGGACTTAGGTACACCGAACACAACCGCCACATTCATACCAGCATCAATGGCTCGCGCCACGTCGGAATCATTACCATCTGCCCACGAAAAGGTCAGGTGGTAGTTAGTATATGCTAACACCTTACGCCCAAGGACTTTGGTGTAATCGTAGAATTGAACCTCAGGGAAGGCCAGGAAGACATTGCCATATTCTACGCCATTCCGAACCACCGGGTACTTTTCCCATGCAATGTCAGAGGTGCCATTCAGGCGAAACACGGGGACCAAAGCCCTTTTGGGTTCAATCGAAGGATCAGTCCGTGCCAGAGCATTATTCCGTTCTGCCATACGGGCGCATTGTTTAATGGCCAATTCAATATCAGCCACCAGGAGGGCCATAAAAGCGTCCCGATTCTCAAAAAACAACCGGGTCTTACGCTTCCGTGCCTCTTGAATCACATTGGTGGACTCGCCATGCCGAAACATGCCACCACGCCCTGCCGTATTAAGACAGGCCAGAGTGCAACCAGCCGTCCGTTTTGGGCAGGTCTCATAACCCGAAACATTAGCAGGAGCCAGGTGTAGGATGTAGGTCATATAACCTTGATCCATACCTTTGAGAACCTTAGGATTGCCAACCGTCAATAACTTCATTCTCTTACCTTCCGTAATAATAAACCGAAAACGAAACCGCATCCTCACGGGTGCAAACCGACTGCCGAAGCCACCGGGAGCGATCCTTCCTATGCTTCCGAGGTCCACGCCACCTAATAGTGAATCCGGCTCCTTTGTAAGAGGACTTGAATTGGCCCAGAAGGTGGATTGGTATGCCCTTGAAAATCAGATAAGGGGACACCTCATACCGCGATTCACCATCCCATGCAATAGCAGGTACCGCATAGGGTAGGAAATCGTTGGCTTGTTTCGTTTCGTGCTTTGCTTCGTTCATCATGGAATGAATTCTAATGTGAATCAGAGGTTCTGGCAATCATAACCAATTCTGTCGTTTCCGTACAACACCGTTGCTTTTTTACAACACCTGAACCGACCAGAACCTCAATCCTAGCATGGGTGGACAAGGTGGCAATCGAATTTGGAATGTTGTATCCACGCAACAGGAGAATAACCTGTGGATAACCTGTGGATAACTTCCGTTTTTCGCGGTGCCCTTCGCAGGCCATGTTATGTTATAACATCACATTGGAGCCAAGCGGCTGGCTGCCAGCGGCCCTCAAAAGAAAAACCGCAAAAGTACCAGAACCTCTCAGGAGGCACTCAGAGGACCGCAGGAAGGTCCGAACCTCACCCAGGACCTCGATTGATCCTGGCGCGTCCTGGTGGGTCCTTCAGAAAACGAAACCTCAGAGGTGTTGTATTCCTGCACCATGGTTGACAGCCCTATGGTGCCGCATGCTATAATGGTCCAAACGGCTTCCGCCGGAGTGTTGTTTTCCTGCAACAAATTGGCGTTAAGCAGGGGTGGATTAGAGCCTCGGTGCGCCAGTGCTATGATTCCATCCTACAGGAACCAGAGCCAGTGGCAACCGTTGTATTCCCGCAACACCTTACCTCTGGGAATACGCTTGCTCATCCAGGGCGTCCCGGATGTTGTCAAGGACTTCCTGTTTACCATCGTCGGTGCAGAGGTCCCACCATGTCCAAAAACAAGGGGAAGGGCGTATACCATACACCTCCAGGTGGAGATCGGATATTTCTTGGTTGGTCATAGGATCTCCTGGATTTGCTCTTCCTCGATTAGGAGCCGATCCGCTGGCTCCGACCGCCACCTTAGTTCCAGTGGTTGGTCAAGCTTGAGAGTATGCTGGATCTTGCCCCCGTACTTTACACGGGACTCCAGGATGGTACCGGTGACCACCTTGTCAAAAAGGTAGGTGGCTTGGACTTTCTGACCTTCACGGATCCAACCATTAGCCATTGTGCTCATTATGCTAGGTCCCATTCAGTGGTTGCGAAATTGTCTTCATAGAATGCATGGAGCATGGCGTCCAGGTATTCCATGTAGGCTTGGTGGTCGGCTTCGGCTACCGCCTCGGCGGCCCACTCCCGCAATTCTCGGTTGGCTTCCTCTAACCGTTCCTCTTCGGTCGGTTGCTCAGAGAAAAACCGGTCGGAATCGTTCGGGTAGATGTTATCCACCGCAAGGTGGGGGTAAAGGTCTTCCATGATATCGTATGCCTCCTCAAGGTCCGATGCATCAATTTCCATGGTCAGGACCTGATTTCCGGGCAGGTCCTCATTGGTGTATTCTACTATAAAGCTTTTCAAGTTTTCTTCCGTTGTTTTCATCATGGAATGGATTCTACAGGTACCAGTGGTTGTGGCAAGTGTTGCGTGGATGCAACGGTCAGACCGCCTTGGTCAGGTAGCCGAAGGGAAGCCCTTGGGTGAATTCAAAGTATTCCAGGTCGCCTTGAGCACCAGCGGCTTCCATCATCAATTGGATGGTGCTGGCACGGTCACCACCAGCATGGAGAAGGTTCTCCACTCGGGTCTCAAAATAACGGATGGCTTCCTGCTCCTCCTGTTCCTGGAGGTCCTGGGCGTGTTCCGCAGCCGTCAACAGGTTGTCCCAGATATACTGCCGCTCATCCGCGGTGGCTTGGTTCCACTCTGCCCAAAAATCGGGGGCTGGGCGGAAACCGGTGGCTTCCTTGTGGAGGTCGGAAACAATCGAGGAATCGTAGGTGTACCGCATGGTTTTCTCCGTTGTTTTGGTTGCATTCATCATGGAATGGAGTGTACAGGAGCCATGGGTTGTGGCAACCGTTGTATCCACGCAACGGAAAAAAGCGCGCAGGGGCGGATTAGAGCCTCGGACGTCCAGTGCTATGGAAACCATTCTACACTGGACGGAGAGGACGGCAACCATCCTCTCCGACTGTATCAATCCAGCAACACCATGTATTCCGCAGGGAAGTGCCGACGGAACCAATCCAGACCCTTTCGGACTATCTTATACTGCCCGAACATTTCCGCACCAATGATGGCATCATACACTGCCACGGCGTCAGGGGGAAGGGTCACCGACTCTCCGGTAAACCGATTGGACACCACCTCAGACTCGGTGCCCATAATGACGGAAAAGGGAAGGGGACGCTTGGTCATCGTATCACCTGCTCGGTTACTTTTACAATCAAGGGCTTTTGCCATTCGGAATGCCAGGAATTCTTTGCAACCTCACGGGCTTCCTTACGGGTTCGGAAGGTACGGGTTCCCAACCGTCCGATCCATCGGACCTGCCAGAAGGTTTTAGCCTTGGGTACGTTGTATGCTTTCATGCTTTACTCCTTGGGAAGGTGATACACGCGGGAAGTGGATACGCCCACGTTACACGCCTCGAAAAACTTCTGGGTATCGAAGCGAGGATTCAGTTTAACGCAAGCGGAGACAACCGCCACGGCTGCCTGGAGCCGGCAGTGGGTGTCCATGATAGTGCAAATCGAGTCGGCAAGGGTTTCGAAGTCTTTTCTTGTCATGCTCATGGTGTTTCCTTAATTGGTTGCGATGGATGGAGTGTACAGGTACCAGACTGGCTGGCAAGTGTTGCCGTCCTGCTACGGTCTCCAAACGAAGAGGTCAAGGGCTGCTACCACAACCACGGCGGCCAGGACCACCGTGTAAGCGTAAGGATACAGGCGATCCATGGATCACTCCTTGTTGGTGATGCGAGCCAGACGGTCGGCTACATCAGCCATCATCTGGGGATGCTGCACCATGAAGGTCGCCATCATGGACTGAAGGTAGCCAAGGGCATATGCTGCGGTATCGCCACGGTCATAACCTTCCTTGGCTTGCTTCGCACGGATGGTTTCGACGAAGGTGGTCATAATGGAATCAGCCACGGCGTGGTTGAATTGGGCTTTGGTTTGGCGCTTGGCCATTTTCTGCTCCGTTGTGTTTTTCGTTGACATGGATGGAGTATGACGGTCGGAGCAGGTTGTGGCAAGTGTTGGTGGAGTGTTGCGTGGAGGCCACATTCCGGCAGTAGCTTAAAATTTGGAGGGCAGTGGCCTTAAAATTATGTGGTGTAAGTAATTTTGTGCTATGGCCCAAACTCTTTTTTTCTAAAATTTATTTTCTGGGGCCGGAAGAGTATTTTCGAAATTTGCTATGGATAAAATTTTTTTGGAGGGCCCGGAGCCCTCCGGTGCCATTTTATTCGGTTGGAGCTTCAGCAGGTACAGGTACATCACCTACGAGCATTTCACCAGAGATATGATCAGCACCCATCAGTTCGACTCCTTTAGCTTCAGCGAGGGCTTCAGTGGAAAATGCACCAGCCATAACGGCTAATTCACCATCAATAAACTCTACGGCATACGTTCCATTTGCGTCTTGGTAAATCTTGCAGGTCTTACCTTCGGTTGAGATATCTTTGACTTCTACCATTTTTCTTTCCTTTTTATAGTTGTTAATTGTAAGAACCAGAACCTTTGACGGAACTGAGTGGATCACTTTGGCTTGTAAATTTTAGGCGGTGACGAGCGAAGATTTTTCCTTTGTGTTTAAAGACTACACCCGTTCCGGATTTCTCATGTGTAATGTTATCTGGATCATTCAGTATTTCTTCATGGTCTTCTGATGGTGCATGGGAACGGAAAGTGAATTTACTCTTTCCGTGTGTCGTGTGGCGGATATGCACGTGCCCGAGTTTTTCCATGGGTGTTGCAAATGCATGAAGTACATGTGTTCTTATGTGGTGAACAAATTCTTCTCGGCTCATCTGTGAGAGTTTATTATGAAGATGGTCGGCTATGTCATTTAAAACTTTTTTGTTTTGTTCTTTGACATGTTGCTCCATGCGTGGACGGAATAACATCTCAGTCTTTCTATCGTCGGCCGAGGTGAGTTTATTCAGGACTGGAAATTTTTCTTTGAGTGCTTGTCGGTGCTTCTCAAGTATTTCATCTCCACCATAGGTCGATTCTAACCCTGGATTGGAAACGGGAACAGCCGAGCGACCGTCGGTTACTTTCAGAGAAATTCCATGGTGTAGGATTTTGTTCTGATGGCGCGTTGAAACGATGATATCCGAATCGTCTTCTTTTTGCGTGGACTTGATACCGGTTGTTCTTTCAATGTCACCATGCTTTGAGGTCCAGTGAATTGAATGAACTTCACCTTTTAACTTACCTCTTATGTCGTTTGCAGCGGCTTCGGCTCGCTGATTCATCATTTTATATTGTTCTGGTGTTACAGTCTTTTTAAGACGGTCATGTGCCTGTTTGGGTGAATCACCAAATACGTCAGGATGTTTGTCTAAATGATTTTTACCGTTTAGATGATAACCCACTAAAAGTTCATGCAAGACACCTTTTGTGTTTGATTGAACCTTTTCTTCTTCTGTAAGAAATTCATAATGTTCTTCATCTAGTATCCTTTCGGATAAGAATTTCTTAAAGCTATACTTGAAAGGGCTTTCTTCTTTTAGTTCTTTTGGAGTTTCTGGTTCTTTCAGATTCAGCGTGTACATAAAGGATACCTTTTATAGGGTAGTTTTACCCTATATTTAGGATTCCACCCATTCCTTTACGTCATAGAAATTCTGAACACGGTACTTTGCGTCGTTTTGATCTATTCCAAGAACTTTAACAATCAGTACATTTTCACCTGTCTCAAGCGAACGGATCGTATGTTCAAAGGGGCAGTTCTTATTGATTGATACGTTTCGGTCTTCCAGATATCCTTCTAGCTGGAAAAACTGCCCGTCTTTTACTCGGCGGATCAGACCAATTGCTTCGTCATAGATTGACATCATTTCTCGGAACCATTCTTCGGCTTCTTCTTGTGTAAAGAAGTCACCTGAGATTTTATTACCTGTGTTTGGATTGATCCAGAACCAGATGTAATCCTGGAGATATGGATCTCGATACTTGATAAGGTGTGCTTTAAGTGTCTTTTTTTGTACTGGCATCAGGCGGTAGACTTCTTCGAGAACCAAAGTTGAATTGAATACCGAACTGGTGCATTGGCTGCAATCGGCGTCGTTGAATGCCACTCTGTGTTGGTTGAGTGAATGGCCGTGTTAAATTGAGGTGCCCAGAAATACCCGTAAGGAACATTAAAAGAGGGCTGCGATAAATCTTTTCCAGCATTCTCGGTTGTCCATGCAAACCAGCCACCCCAATTTGAATCCCATTCTCGTGAAAGGTAAATTGACATTGCATCATACTCAGGAAAGTCTGGATGCCAGTTGACGCAGGAAAGAGGAAAGCCCATATAGAAAAGGGCTGAGGTCGTTTGTGGCATCCAGTTGATTTTACCGCGGCTATAAATCTCGTTGTAGATATCGGCTCGGAGGTTTTCCGGTAGAACTCGGGACAGAATCGTCCCGGTCGTAGAATATTTAAGAACATCCAACCACTTAACTTGGTTGGATGCCCAAACATCACCACCTTTTGTTTCTTCGTTCCATGCAAAGATTCGGTCAATCAAGTTCTGTGAAAGTACGTCACGGAGAATGTTTACAGCCATAATTAGCCCTATGAAATTAAATTAATAAAACGATTCAATACCAAACGATTACCAATACGATTGGTCGTATATTTAGAAAACGCATTCACGAGCCCACGGGTAGTATTTGCTTTTACTTCAATTTCTGCTTCATCATCGGTATCAAGCCCATCTGAACGAAGGAAATAATATTCGTCGTACCCAGAGTTTGCAACAAAGGTGAATTTGTTTCTACGAAGGCTTTGAATATGTGCCTCGATTTTTGTACGGTCATTTCTGTTTGAGTCAACATATGAGGCCAGTGCAGAGCGAGCATCCCGTGAACTTGCAATGTAGAACCCAATTATATTGCCACCAACTCGGGCTTTTAAAAGTTTAAGTAGTGCAATCGTTTGAGCCTGTGATTCATTGTATTTGTGTTCCTCAATTTCAGAGCAAGCTTTTGTTACTGTATCACGAAAAATATGACGATTGCACCAGCCTTTGAAATGTGTGTACGAATTCGTCTCGGCGTCTTTTTGGTCGGTCAAATATCCATACAAACGACATCCTTCACCGTCGGTCAGAAACACGGTATTGACAATCTCGGCTTTTGTCTTTTGTTTAAACTGTTCAACAACTTCAAATGCAGAGATAATCGCCTCATTCAGTGGAGTACCTGAGAGGTGTAGGATATGGGGCACATATTCTTGTTGCCCAGATACGGCGTACCGAAGGAGATAAGAAGACATTTCGGTGAATTCTCTGGACTTCATGCGACTGGAAAGAATATTCAGTAAAGAAAATGTCGATACTGATATGTCACCAATTTTTGGTTCTGGGCAATTTTCTCCGATTATTTTTTTATCTTCGGTCCGATGCGAAGTGAAAGCATAAACCTCAAAAGGAATATTAATCTTTTTGCAGAACCAAGTAAGATTAAGAAGTTGCTTAAAAGTTGCACCGAGATACGGATGCATCGAACCGGACCAATCAACAAACATGACAAGCCCGTGTGACTTACCGTTGGGTACAGTAGTCATGCGTTTGAAGATATCATCAGTGAACCGATACTCATGAACCTTTGTCAGGTTCAATTCACCTGTCTTGGAGACTTTTGCACGAGAAAGTTGTGATGCATTTTTACGAAGTTCAAATTCTTTGACAAGATAAGAAACCACTTTTGTGGATTCATTTTTGAGCTTCGTATAGTCCTTCACCATTTCTTGCGTCAATTTTTTGATATAGTCCCATTCCGAGTGGTGTTTGTGAAGGTGGCTTAAAAGTTCTTCATAAGAGTATATGGTTGCATTCATGTCAATTTTTGGAACATTAGCATAAACGACACCTTTATTTTCTTTCGAATAAAGTTCCTTTTCTTTTTCCCGGAACTTTTTGTCGGTATTTGCTTGAATGCGATTCAATGATGAACCAGAAGAGCCTTGACGCCCGAGGGTTTTCACTTCTTTTTCTGAAGACCCATCTTTTGATTGCCCTTGGGCTTTCTTTTTAAGGGTTGTTTCTGTATTACCAAAATCTTCGTCGAATTCTCCTTCATCACCAAAGAAAGGATCTTCAGATTCTTCAAATACACCTTCATCATCTTCAAAATCCATCACGTTTGAAGATGACTGTGTTTTAGATTGAAGTTCTTTTTTCATGAAGTCTTGGATTTTAATCGCAACTTCAACAGTTTCTTGAAAGGTTTCGGCGTTCTCAACTTCCTCTAGAAGAACTTTTTCTTCTGCAAGAAATTCAATACCTTGTGCAGCACCACCTTTAGTGTATAGATTCACTCGGTCAATAAAGTTAAGGTCATTGAGGTTTTGTTCTTTTACACCGAAGAAATCCATTTCCATCAGTTCTTTGTATCCTTTGACAAAAGAGATACGAATACCAGGAAATTTGCGTTTGATTTTTTTCTCGATGCGAGCATCTTCACACACATTCAGAATGGTGCGGTCAACTTTAAGGTCGACAATCGAATCGTGCCAGCCTTCGGCGGGCGTTTCTAGTGCGTGTCCGACCTCATGCCCGAGAAGGAGGTCATAAAGTTCGGGAGAAAGGTTGCCGTTAAGAATAGGAATCGTCAAAATTCGATTTTTAATGTCAAAATATGCAGTCTGAGTCTTTTTTTGTTCGATAAGAATGTTCTCGGTCGCCATCAGACGGGCTAGATTTGACTTGGAATCGATTAGCATGTGAATTTCCTTGCGTTTTTAGTGATTTTCAGACTAAATTATCGCATTTTTTGAGAAAAAAGTCAAATTTTCTTGTTTTTATTCGTATTTTTTATACAACACAATCGTATTTCCGTCCCGGAGTTCAATATTAAGAGTATCTCCTTCGTTCCAACCCATTTTATCACATAAACCATCAGGAAAAGTCAGAATTCCGTCACCTGAGCCATCTTCCGCATCAGTAATTTCACCAATTCCAAAATAAATTTCTTGAGGATTGACCCAATCTTGAATAATTTGTGTAAGTTGTTGCCAGGCTTGTTGTTCCATTCTTATCTCCGCATTTTTGCAATATCTTTTGCTTCTTCATCTGAGAAAATTGGCACCGCATTCGATTTATGTAGGGTTCCGATGCCAATAATTTTGTTACCAGTGTAAACTTTACGGGGCGGTGCAGCCGCTACAGCAAAACCGGAGTCAACGGAAGGTATATGCCTAGTGGTCGAACGACCAGGGGGAATTTTGATTGAAGAAACAGGTTTACCAAAAGTAACAGGTTTGTTAACTTGGTGTTTTTTGAGCCAAGCTTCATATTCTTCACGCTCTTTTCGAGGCTTGAGTTTTGGCTTAGACTTTTCTGTACGACCATAGATTAGCATAATAATCACTCCATCAAAGCTACATTGTAGCATGAATGATAGACCTTGTCAAGTGTTGTTTTAATACAACTTCATTCGTTTTGGAGCTTCGTCGGCATATTCGAAATCACCCTCTTCGATACTTCGCTGTTTTATTTTACGCATTTCTCGATATTCATCTTTCTTACGTTTTTTATTTTTTGTAAAGCTTCTACCGTAATCTTCATCGTCCATATAACTACGATTTTGACGAAACTTGCCGACGAATTTTGCCACTTATTTACTCCGTAATTAAAAGTTTATAGGATATCTGGAATATTATCACGAATAAATTTTGGAGTCAAACCTTTAACCCCCAGATTCTTTTTAAAAATACCAATAACAACATCCGCTTCACGAGGTTCAAGAGCTTCTAGCGCAAGAATAAGAAGTTCTTTACTCCTCTTCTCGGTTAGTTTCTCTGCGGTTGGATTACCTTTTTGAAAAATATACAAACGCCTCAATTCAGTATCAAGTGAACCGAATGAAACGCCTTGTAATGTATCAGGCTTTTTATATTCTTTTGGATAATCGTTATACTTCCATTGTACTTCTGGACGATATGCTAGTTGAAGTACCAATTTCAAAGTCGGTGTCCAGTTTTTAGCCAAAACATTAATTTTATCTTGTTTAGTTTTAGCCGCTTCGAATTCGTCGAAGATTTCATAAATGTTTTTTCTCATTAAAATTCCTCTATAACTTCCATTAGATTTTTGAGTTTGTTTTCCATGAAGTAATTAATTAACATGGATTTAGGCGGCACTTTAACATCATTATAAGTTTGCAAAATAGATTGTCGAATGTTATCGGGAATACAATTCAAATCAATAAGCGTTTGATTGCGGGAAAAACCGATTCGTGAGAGTTCATCATATTGTGAATGATGTTCATTCAGAAACTGCTCAAGCTTATTTTTAGAAATTGTTTTTTGACGTTGTTCAAGCGCAAAACAATCAGAAGGTGAAAAGATATTAGGAATACCATCACCTTTATCTCCTCGAATAATTTTCTCTTTCAATTCGACAATTGGATTTTCAGATTTAACAAACTTCTTTGTTGCAGGATTATACTGCTTAATATTTTTATGCACTTGAAGTTGAAGGAAATCATTATCACTTGACAGAATTAAAACCTTTTCATGGTTTGAGAATTTAGGTGCAAGAGTGCCAATAATATCATCCGCTTCTGCACCATCAACATCAATGACACGATAGGGAAAATAATCTTTTAATTCTTGTTTGATCTTACCAAGAATCTCAAAAATTAGTTGCCAATTAAGATCACTCTTTTCTCTCGACTTTTTGCGGCCTGCTTTGTAGAAAGGGAAAAATTCTTTGCGCCAATACCGTTTGTTATCGCAACAGAGAATAACATCACCGTATTCCGATTTGAATTGTTTGATATGTGTACGGAGAATATTCAGTACAAGATGTCGAACCAGCCCTTCTTCAATTTTTACACTTCTATCTGAAATTTGTGCCATGATACCAGAAAGAAGAACTTGATTTAGATCAACGAGAATCATAATATACCTTATTTGATAATCCTAACTAGGATTGTATCAGAATTAATTCTACCTGTCAATGTCTGTTCAACTGCATTAATATTACCCAATAATTTTCTCAATGCAACTTTACCTGCTTTTAATAACTCTGGAAGTGTAACATCAGGTTTTCGGAGAGTTTTTTGAATTGATGTTGATTCATCATAATTCTGAATCGTTGTACCCTTGACCGTAAGACCAGATTCATCAATCGAATTGTATACACCAAGTTTGCGTGTCTTAGTGTTAAAGACCCATAGTTGGGTGCAGCCTACAATCTCGGTAGGATTCACTGATCCGATTTTGAATTCGGAGTCTTCCTTTTTATACTGTAATTTAGATACGACTTTATCGACAGGTTTGACTTTTTTCTTCCTGGGTGCGCGAGTCACTTTTGTTACATGGGCAATCTTCTCGGCATCAGAAATGATCCTTTCGATATATGAGAGATATCCTTTTAATTCTTTTTTTGTGAAATTGGAATAACCCTCGACGATTTGCGGATCTTTGCTATTTAAGACGTTTCGTAGTTCCGAAA